AGATGGAATATACAGGTGGAGATGACAACAATATTGAAGTTGGTGTGAAGACACCGTTGGAGGGTAATGGCGATTTCCGTAATCAGGAATGTCTTGACTTGCTTGATGAATGCGATATTGTGGTAACGAATCCGCCGTTCAGTCTGTTCAGAGAATATGTTGCTGTGTTAATGGAACATGAGAAGAAGTTTCTGATTATAGGAAATAGGAATGCTATAACAACAAAAGAATTATTTCCAATGATTCAACAAAATAAGATATGGCTCGGTAATGGGTTTGCAAATGGTAATGCTTATTTTGCAATTCCAAAAGATGCGGATACATCACGATATGCTAAAGGTGTTTATGATGAAGCTACAGGGCTTGTAAAGTTTAGAAACTGTGTATGGTATACAAATTTGGACTTTGCAAAAAGACATGAAAAAGTTATTTTGTGGCAGAATTATTCCAAGGAATTATTTCCAAAATATGATTCATTTGATGCAATCAATGTTGATAAAATTGCAAACATTCCAGTAGATTATGATGGTATTATGGGTGTTCCTATAACATTTCTTGATAATTATAATCCAGACCAGTTTGAAATTATATGGCTTGATGGCACAGATACATCAAAATGGTATGGAAGCGGTCCATTACTTAATGGTAAAAAGAAATATCGCAGATTATTCATTCGTAAGAAAGTAGGAGCATAATGAAAAATTTAACTCATTCTGAATTATGGATAAACACGGAATATTTTATTAACACACTCAGACGCCGTATTTCGCCTTTTAAGGTGTTTTATATATTACCCTAACAATTGCTCACATGACGGCATACAACGCCTATACGGGCAGAATACGCGTGTACATGAGCATTATAAAGACAATAAGAAAGCCGATGCATAATGCATCGGCTTCCATGTTTTATATACGTGAGTGACTCTTTAAGGTTCTACAACGATATCCAGACGGCTCGCCGGATTGTATTCGAACTGTTCCACGTATACGCGGTTGTTTGGATATTTCTTTTTGTAAACGTCTAAGAGTAATACGACCTCGTCATATGTGAGATTGTAATGCGTTACGGAGCAAAAGCGCACCCTGTTGTTTACTGTTACATCGTATAAGTCGTCCACTGTTCTTCTAATCATAATAGTTCTCCTTTTCTTTGTTGTGGCGGTGGTATCATTGCCACCGCCGTTATTGTTGTTGTTGTCAGTTCTAGTTGCAAAGTGTTATCGGTACAGGTGAATTGTTAGGATTCAACCGAACAGCACCCTCGTATTTCTCTTTACGTGCGAAGTTCTGCCACTCTTTCAAGTCGTAATCATATGCCAACGGTTCCTCTGCGTCCATGTAGTTCTGTGTTCTCACTTTGCTCTTTTTCTGTGTGGTCGTCCACTCGTCATCCTTGTCAATCGTTTCGCGAATGTCGTAGATAAATGTCTGCTTACCCTGCAGGCTTCCGGCTGGATTGTTTTCGCTAAACCATTTCTTATAAAGCTCATACAGGAACTTGAACGGCAAGAGGTTCCATGTAACCTCGTCCCTAATCTCTGACCAGAACTGTGCGATAGGGTCGTTATATTCTCTGTATTCGTCAAGAGCGTCCTCACATGCCTGCGGTACGTCGAACTCATAATAGTCTGTATTTAATACCTTATACAGTACGTATTCAAGTACCTCTTCGTTCTTTAAATAAACATCCTTGATATATTTACGCTCGACACCTGTAAAGCACTTATCAAACGGGATAAACATCTGACGTCTGTAAAATGAGCCTGACTTATCTTTCGCTTTTGGCATTTCGTTTACACACTCAACGGTTAAGCCCTTGAACCTGTACGCGATAGGCTGCTTGTATTTGCTATTGATGAGGATAACATCACCCGTAACGATTGCTTTGAAGTTTGCCGTCTTGTCAATATATGTTCCGACGTCGTTCTCGTCTGTAATAATAGCGGTTTTACCAATCAACTGAGCAAGCATGAAGTCTTTGCTCATTTCGTCAAGTGTGAGACTTGCGTGTGCGTTTTCTCCGACGATATTTCTAAGCAGCTCACAAAAAGTACCTTTACCATTGTTACCCTTTGTAGAGTAAAACCATGCTGACTTGTTCCATGGTACGTTCGGTCTAACAACTGCTCCGATAATCTGCCAAAGTAATTTTCTTATGCCCTCATCGTCTGTCAGTTCATCAATCCAGCTCTCGACATCCCAATCCGTGCCGTCCTTTTCGTTATGGATAACAATGTTCTGTGCAAACGGGTTATAGTTTACGTCAGATTTTGCTGTAAAAATGAACTCCGGGTCGAACGGCATGAGCTTCTTTGTCTTATAATCAAAGATGCCATTATTAACCGCCACAAGGTCCTTATCGTTGCAAGGCGTTTTATATGGTGCCTTATCTCGTAAAAGTGCGATGACTTCCTGCGCATCTTTGGAAGAAAGCTCAGGGTTTAAACTTCTCGCAATGTTTGAGAACTCTCGCTCATTTCTTACGTAAAGCCCCTCGTTCTTTCCGCTATCCTTGTAAATTGCAAGGACGGCGTTCGCGTCGTCTGATAAATCACCTGCGAATTTAATATTGATAATGTTGTAAAGTCTCAACATAATATTAGATATCTGGTTATTTGTCAGCGCGTTCAAGCGTCCCCACTTGATGCCCTCCGTTGCTTTTACCAAGTCAAAGGCATCATTTACATTTGTGAGAATGTCATGCTCGATGGTCTCCGGTGTTGGTGGAAATTCGATATCTAACCCGTCAAGATACTCGTTTGTTACTTTTTCGATAATTCTGTTTTTTTCATTAGCTGCCATACTATCTATCTCCTTTTTTTTGTTTTGTATTTCCTTTGTTGTGATTATCATAGCATATATCTTCAATACTGTCAATACTTTTTTGAAGTTTTTTAAACTCCTCAAAACAATACTGCAAAGTGTTACGTATAATGTCATTATATAACCGCTTGCGTGATTTCGTCAAGTGTAAACGCATCAAAGGTTTATAACGTTATTTATATATTTTATACTTTTACGCATTGACATTATCACAATAATATATTATAATATAAATAAATAAAAAACATATATCAATTATTTTATAAAATTTATGCACTTATATATTGACATTGTAACAATACTCATATATAATATGTGTATAAAGAGAGGTGATATCAATGAACACAAATATCCGCGAATACATTAAATTGTGTCAGGTTCGCTGTGGTAACATGTCAGAAGCAGAACTCGCAAGACGAACAGGACAGAGCGCACAGAACTTCAACGCGAAGCTGCATCGAAACTCATACAAAGTATCAGAGTTAGAGAAGATTGCAAAAGCGTTCGGGGCTGATGTTAAAATTTCATTCATTGACAAAGAAACAGGCAAAGCAATTATCTAGTTGCTTCCCTGTTATTTGTATATATACTTGTATGCGGGTCGTGTTATTTTTCGGGCATGTTTACTACGTAAAGTAGTTGACAAATAACACAAGACAGTATACAATAATATGTGGTATGAGCAGCCATATTTTTTTCTCCTTTGTTTTTGGAGCAATAACGATTTTTCGTTATTGCTCTTTTTTTGTTTATATTTTTATTGACATACTTCAAAAAATCATATATAATATAAGTATAAATAAAGAAAGGTGGTAGATATTTATGTACACAAACATTGGAGAATATATAGACATCTGCAGGATTAAACGCGGCAACATGAAAAAATCAGAACTTGCAGAAAGGACGGGGCAGACGCTATCGAATATGACGTCAAAGCATTCTCGTAACGTTTACAAAACGTCAGAACTTGAAAAGATTGCAGAAGCATTCGGGGCTGATTTACGTATTGAGTTTGTAGACAAAGACGGCAACCCCATAGCGTAAAGATATAACGCAGTAACGGTATTTCGTTACTGCGTCTTTTTTATATTCTACACAAATGACGAAAAGTAATGACATTTCGTTATTGTTCTACACTATTCAACACAAAAGAAGCATAGTAACGACTTTTCGTTATTGTTCTACACTATTCAACACAAAAGAAGCATAGTAACGAAATATAGTTACTATGCTCCAATCTCATTGCATAAATGCTTTATGCTTTTACAGCGTAATCAAGTGAAATCCATCCGGCTCCGCTTTTCAGCTTGCCCCATCCTTTGTTTGAACCAGCTCCAGCCTTTTCCTCGACAATTGTAAAAGTACCCTTGCCCGTGTGCTTTCCTGTCTTGCCGTAGTTCGTGCCCGGACCTTTGCGGATGTTGAGGTCATTGCAATCAACACGGACAGTGTAAGGCTTAAACTCTACAGCATTGTAGACCGTATTCAATACAGTACAATAGGTCGGATTCTTGAGCCAAATCCATCCGGCTCCGCTTTTCAGCTTGCCCCAACCGTCACGCACTTCCACTATCGTAAAAGTGCCCTTGCCTGTGTGCCCTTTCACGCCTGCGCCCATGCTTGCACCGTCACGGATGTTCAGGTCATCAATAAGCACATGCACACAGAACGGCACTGCAGGCAGTGTATTTGTGCCCTGCGTTGTTGTACCGCTTGCACTGGTTCCGGCGCTTGTCGTCGCATTAAAGCGTGTCAGGTTATACTTTTCAATGATGTCACAAAGCTTCTGCACATATGTGGAGCTTGTAGCATATCCACCGTCCTTGATAATCTGCGCGGCTGTCTTGTAGTCCGTTGCATTCTTCAAACCTGCATACCGATACGCGTTGCCGTTCTTTGCATTGAGCAAATATGCGGAATGGTCTTCGATAGAGTCCTCAATACATGCATATTTACGAAAATCAGCCGTAATCGTGATGACCTTGCCGTCCTTTTCTTCCTGTGTCTGTTTTGTGTAAATGGATGAACCATCCCAAACAGAACCAGACCAACTATTGCCGGACAAATTCCGCTTCATGCCAAAGCAGTTATTTGCATTCTGTGCAAGCTCACTTTTACCATAACCACTTTCAAGGATAAACTGCGCCATGCTAATACATGCCAATACGCCTGTTTTTGCGTGGTCTGCTGTAAAGTATGCCCCAACCTTATCAACAACCTGCTGCGCTGTCAAATCTGCAAGGCTTGAAGCCTGTAAACCATGCTCGATGACGGATGCGTTTCCAAGTTTAGCATTTACAGCGTTGGCAAGGTTCCCCATACGTGAATAAAGCCAATCGCCCGGACAAGACTTGCGCGCAAACCAACGATGCACAGTCAATACCATTTCGTGTGCTGCTGGTTCGTAATTCAATGATGTAGCCTTATCTCCGAACCAGAGCAGTTTTGTTTTGCCGTTTCGTTTACAGATATCGACACACAAATCCACAAGCGAATTATATACAGCGTCATTCATTTCGTAAGGCTCTTTCAAACCGGACGCACACTCAATTGTCACGGCTCGCTGGTCGTTCGCATTGCTTGACGAACACCAAGAACGGTTTTTCTCTTCGACAGACATTGAAATACGTCCGTCTTTTCCGATACCATAATTGCACGATGCATGACGCGTCGAACTTGTAAAGCATCCGCAAATTGACTCGCATGAGAGCTGACCAACAACGCAGTGCGGTGTAATTCTATCAATTGCATGTGTTCGCGCCCCGCTATGGTTTGGACTCAATAAAGTATAACAAACTAAAGAACTATTGCTCATATATTGCACCCCCAATTTTCTTCATTGTATATCATAATAATTATAACACACACATATCGAAAGTCAACGAAAAAGGCATCCGTTTACATCAGATGCCTTTCCCATAATTATCTTATTTTGCTTGTCTCATAATTCCTGATAAACGTTGCACGTTCTACGATATCATGCGTAGCGTTTCTTAATGCATTCATATCATCAATGTCACAACCTGACTGCGTAAACTTATTGATATGCTCTAACTTCCGTGCAGTCGCTTTGTATTCTGCACATACACTATCAAGCTTCTCGATATCGTCTTTCATAAAGCCAATATAGTCATCCATTTTATCAAAGTCATGCAGATATGACATTGCTTTAAACTTGTCAAAGCCGTTTTTGACGCGACATGCAATCGTTCTAATGCGTAACTTGTTCTTGTGTAATTCTTTACAATACTCGCACTTATGCTCGTAGCCGTCAGGCACGTAAACTGTACGTGTATCATCTTCATTCTTTACAAAATAGCACTCGTTGTAATTTTCGATATACTCTTTATCAGACATTACAACACTCTTGCAATATTTTGCGACCTCTTTTAATCGTTCATCATATAAACATGCTGCGCATTTACATGTCCGGGCTTCTGCAAGCTGTCTATGACGCTCTAAGAAATTTCCTGATACAGATTTTACTTCACGATGTCCACAACTACAAATCACTTCATATACTTTCTTTTTCATAATAATCATCCTTTCTTGTTTACTATATAATATTCAATTCTTTATATGTCTTAAATATTTTTTCTGATTGCACTGCAAACCAGTCAACCATCTCCTCATTCGTTGCCCAGTTTTCGCTTGCATTTGCGTTCTCATTAAGTCCCGACTCAACCAAATATGCGTGTATGATTTCATGCCGTAAGATTGTGTTGAACAATCGCTGTACATCTTTACAGTCTGCGTTTTTGATTATCTTAATGTAAATCGCGCGGTCAGGTGGAACACACACCGCTGCTGCCGTGGTCTCGTTATATGCTAAACGCTTCGGAAATTTGTGGACAATATGTATTGTCCACGTTTCTCCTAAGATGCAAGTATTAATGTTTCTCTTTTTCATCGTCTGTCACCTCGTGATTAAAAATGTCGGATAATACGCGGGCTGTATACTGTTTATGCTGCAACTCATCTACACGCTTCGTAACTTTTTCCATGTTCTGCTTGTTTACGCCTGCGCGCAGCAGACATTCAGTCTTTGCAATCTCATCTTTGATATGTCGGCGCTGTAAAGCATTTGCATGTAATCGCTCATAGATTTCTCTTGACATACTCTCGTCAAACTCATTGAATTCAACGTAATGCTCGATATCTGTCCTTTCTAAATCTATCACGCTCAACTGCTTACAAAGATAATCTAAACGTCTTTCAAGTCTGTCAGATGCTTCCACAAGATACGCGATTACGTTATCCACATCAATGATATCAGTGTTTACACTCATGATAGCATTCTTTGCACTTTCAACATGCCACTCATATTTCTGTAAAAATATAGGCAACGTACTCATGTAATTCTTTGCCTTGTCCTCAGACGTCCACGTCTGTGCACGCATAGAGTCTGTTGTCACCGATGGTCTGTTTTCAACAAGCTCGATATAATGTTTGTTGTCTGTTATTAAGTAACACATATGTATATCATCCTTTCCTTATATTTTATATGTCGTTTCCTTGTTTCTGATTATATAATAGCATACTATTACATTAATATCAATACTTTTTTTATAAAATTCAATTTTTTTTTTTAAAAGATATAAAAAAGTATTGACATATTAACATTATAGTAATATTATATACTTAACAAAAAGAAAGGAGATATAAAAGATATGGCTAACTTTTACATCTATTTGGTAGAACAGATAGACGATGCAAACATTGGCATGTATGCACATCCGGTGAAATTCAACGGTAAAGGCAATCTTGCAACGTATGTACACAATAATCCGCGTATTGTTACAATGACTGCACATAAAACGTGGAAAGATGCTGTAAAATATGCGAATGAATTAAATGAAGAGTTCTTATTGAATGGAAAATGTAACTGTAAAATGAATTAGAAAGTATGATTATTATGAGATGTAACTATTAAAAAAGTATAGAAGGGCGGTTGCTAATTATGTTAGTAGATAAATCATCATACAAAAAAGAACACGATGCAATTATTGATTATGTAAAAAGTCAAATAAACATTGATTTGAACGAATACAGAGACAGAGACACTACATACTGGGATAAAAACAGCTCTAAAGTGTGTATAAATTGTTCTGAAAGATGTGGAGGAATGGACAGAAGTACACAAACAAAACTTGAAACACTCGTAAACAAGTCAAACGGTAAATTAGCTCTTGAATGGGGCGGTGCATGGTTCAAATATATTTATTTTGCATAAGTATAGAGCAAAAACAAAACAAAAAAGGAGATATATAATATGAAATTAGTGACAATCGAAGAACTCAAAACAATGGAAAACGGTACTGTATTTAGTAAGGTTGATGAACATGTAAAAAATAAGCTCATAATGCAGGGCAATGATTTAACAAAGCCGAACACGTTACGTATTGGCGCTGATGGTTTGGCGTTATCCTTGTCATCATTATCAATCATCTGCATGAACGAAGACCGAAAAGGTTTCCGGGCGCTCATGAACGTACTGACTACGCCGATACTGAACTGCGATAATACATTAAGCTACGCATATGACTATGACTATTATCGGCACGGCGCAAAAGAAAAATACGAAGAGACCCCGGAGCGTGATTTTATGGTGACTGATGATTATACGCCGGATGATTTTGAGTCTGATGACTTGTTTATCGTTTACAGCAAAGAAGAAATCAAAAGCATGATAGACGCGCTGGTGTCTGCTATATCAATGTAAACAAAAAGGAGCAGTATTATTATAATACTGCTCCTTTGTTGTCTGTATACGTCTGTGACGTGCTATATGGCGAAATAAGACACTTTACAAGCCAGCTCGTCCAAATTATCCAGCATGTCCAAATACGTCGAATATGACGCGCTGGGGACACCGTAGAACATAGTGGCGAAGCGTTTATATATTTCATGCGCGGTCGGCATACAACGATATTTATTACTGCGATAACATGCGTGCGAGTCTGATGTTATAATACATTTCACGTCATAGCATTCGGCTAAGTGCATGAGCTGCATATTAACACGGCGCTGCGTTCCGTGTGTATCACAATCATATGGAATGATTTCTATATATAAATCATCATCAAACAACACTTTTAAACGGCTCAACATTTTACTGGCTGCGCCGAACCGATTGCGTAAAAGTTCGCGACCGATTTCGCTGGCAAGGCAAGCCGTTGTACATATAAGACCGTCATGATATTTCGCAAGCGTTGCAAATGGTATAACATGCTTATTATTTACGTCAATAGACTCCGCAAACATTTGTACAAGGTTGTCATATCCTTGCCTATTTTTACAGAACAGGCACAAGTGCGACGGCTTGCTGTCTGTGTACGCTTGTAAATAAATCTCCGCGCCCGCTATCGGCTTTATATCATTCCGGCGGCACTCTTCTATGTGCTGGCGTATGTTGTCAATTGTGCCGTGGTTGCTGATACCTAGAGCCTTGTAGCCGTTGTGCTTTGCTTGTGCCGCGCATTCTTCCTCGGTGTGTATTGCATCATGTGACATATGATTGTGCCTATGTAAATCAAAATAATCACTCATAAAAATATCCTTTCATTCATAATCTACACCAATATTATACAATTTATAGAACACATATGTCAACAATGAAGCCCCACACCATTACGCGCGGGGCTTTGTTTTGCCTATCACTTAACGTCGTTTATATAGGCTTTAAATACGTCAGCGTCTACAACATTGCCAACGCTTAACATATGGCAATAAATAGCGCTGTACAGGTCGCGCGTCTCCGTCTCAAAGGTTCTATATATCTCAAACGCATGGCGCACAAATTTAGCCGTTACACTGTCATCAATATCGTTCTGCGTGTATTTTATCCAATCGCTAGGAATAACGCTCACACGGTCCGAAATATCGAACGTATCGACTATCAGCTTGTTATGCTTGTCAATATAATCGTGGTGCAATTGTGTACGCTCCACGGTTTCCGTTACATACTGATACTCGTGTAAACGTTTAAAACCGTGCAGACTCAAAAACGCAAAATAGTCAGCCATATCAGCGTGCATCATAAGCGCGACAGTCATACGCGCCGACGCCATCGCGTAAACGTCCTCGCATGTCATGTCTTTTACTTTGTCTATATATTTATTCATTTCCGCTCACCTCTTTCACGATTGCCATAGCCTATCTATTTACGCGCAATATCAGCCACGTTAGCCGCTGGTGCAGCTGCAGGGATAACCGGGAAGTTGAAAGACGTCGGGCAAAGCTCGCACTTGTTTACGACGAATGTACCTGTATCTGTTGCAGCATGAGTATGATAAACACGTCTCGCGCGAATCTGGTCAGCGTGAACGGTATTGCCGCACTGTGTTATCATAGGGTACTGCGTTGTACTTGCTCCAATTGTTACGGCTACGGTGTCCAAACTTGTCACCGTGTCAGGGATTGCCTGCGCTACGCAAATACATACCTTTTCATGGTTGCTATATGTTGCCTGTGGAATATTCAACACTAAAACAGAACCGACCAAAGTAACAGCGGTCGTCTTTACAAAATGCGTACACGCGCCGCATCCGTAACCATCGTTATTATATAATTTACATGCCATAAATATACACCTCACTATTTTTATGAAATAAATAAAGGGAACGACTCACATGTCGCTCCCCGTTTTGTTGTCACGCCGAAGCGGAATTATTTAACTGTTTACGAACTAGCATCCGCAGCCGTTTACATTCCTGTAGCATCCGCTCGCGTACATGTTTGACTCGTACGGTGAGCATGTGACATATGCCGGAACTGGCGTAGGTCTGATAGCATTGATGATGGTTGCATTCTGTGCCTGCTGTGAAAGCTGGAAGTTAGCTGTCTGCAGCTGGTCGCGCAAAGACTGCATCTCGTTCTGAGTCATTAATGCACGTGTTGCATCCCCGTCTGCTTTGATAGCGTTTACGATGTCGCATGTGTTCTTTGCGTTCTCGTAACGAACTGCGTCGATGTTGCGATTTGTTTCGCAGCAGCACTGCTGTGCCGCAAACTGTGCCTGCTGGATTGCGTTATTTACGCCATAGAAGCCGTTGAGCATCCCCGTGTTCATTGCATAGAAGCCGTCACACAATCCGCTCTGTACGCCGCGTACAGCGTTCTCAAGGCTCTGGAAATTCATGTCCTGACAAAGCTCTCCACGTGTCAGCGCTCCCTGTGCTGCACCGTTGCCCCATCCGCCGAAGCCGTTGCCGCCCCAAGCTAAGAGGAAGAATAAGAACATCATCATCCATGCACCATTGCTGCCGAATGCGCCGTCACTTTTGTCAAGTGCTAAGGCGTCGGCTACACTTAAACCGTTCTCCATTCCCATAAAATTACACCTCCAAAAAATATATTATATATAATCTGCTAGTATATACTAGCAGTATATACCATTATTTACGATTAAACATTGCGCCAAACATCTGAGTAAACTGCTTATATGCTGCGTTCATGTCAATCCCGCGCTGTTTGCAAAGATTAGCCGCAATCTGCTGTATTTCTTTGTCTGTCTTCCCTTTACTCATTTCCTGCGCTCTTTTGTACGCTGGATTGTTTGCGAACATTTGATTTAGCATTACTTCGAGTGGATTCATCTACGTTACCCCCTTTTTTGAGTTCTTCTATCTCTGCTTGCATATGCTCTATCTGTGATTCGAAATCGGAGCGCAATACATATGTGTCATCGTTCGTCTGTGGCTGTGTTGTTGTTGGCGCTGGTGCTGGTGCTGGCTCTGGTTCTGCCAGTACGTAGGTCTTTAGTTCTGCCGTACCGTCCAGCATAATCTGCTTCGTGTATATCTTTTTATTTGCTACATCCGTAAAAACAAATATACTGCCGTCCCAATCGATTGCGATTGCTTTTGCTTCGTCAAAGCTTGACACCGGACGACCCTTAATGTATTGCGGTGCCTGTTGTGGCTGCTGCATCGGGTATTGCGTACCGTATTGATTTACGTTGTATTGCTGTTCCATCTGGTTCAGTCTATTCTGTGCAAGCTGTTGACCGTATGGATTTGTATATGTTGATGGATATGGTGCGAACATTTTACCGTGTCACCTCTTTTCTTTCTTTCTGATTGTATTATATTACTTTAACGCGGCGGCATGGTGTCAAAGAAGAACTGCAAAAGTATCAGAAAAGTAACGCATATAAATTTACAGGAATAAGAACAGGAATAGGCACGGCACGTTTCCGGCACTTTTTTACATGAAAAAAGGGACGCAAATACAAAAACGTCCCACAAAAATACCCGCCGAATCTTCCCATATATCAATGGTTTTCGGGTTTCTGTCCCTTTTGTCCCTTTTTTATTTATACATATATATGTAAAAAATAAAAATAGATATATAAAAGTTTTAAAAAAGAGGGGTCAAAAAAGGGACACGCGACCGTAAAAGTTTAAAATATATCCATATATGGGAAGATTTAGCGGGACTTTTTTATATATGAAAAAAGGGACACAAAAAAGGGACGCTGTAACATTCCGCGTCCTCTTCTTGTAAAATGTATATTAATGTTGAATAATAATCATAATAAAACGCAGTAACGAAAATTCGTCACTGCGTTCAAGCTCTAAAACATCTTTGACATTTTCACCAGTATTCTTTTGTGTTTTCTTTTCACTGTAGACTCTGACATACAAAGCTTATCAGCTATGACGCCACGCGGCAGCCTATCCTTGTAAATCATTTCCATTATTTTGATATCGTCATCGTTTAGCATCGTCTGGCTTAGTAAATCATCAAAGTCTTTTATTGTCGGTATGTTTTTAATTTTATCTCGTGTTCGTTTTCTGTCATAATCCATTTTACTCTCCTTTTTTTTTATTTGTCTCACATTTTCAAACATTTCAAAACATTCAAGCCGTACGCTGGTCAGTCTTTGTATTTGCTTTTGTTTCCGTCTGTACGGCTGTCATGTTCGATATTTTCTTGTTATAATATGCAGTGGTTGACAACAGCATAAACGTTTGTGCTATCAGTAATAAAACGAGCACAAATATAACCCTATCTTTTACGCGATTGGATTGCGTTGTCACCCTCTGCATGTCAATAAGTACGTCCTGTACTTCTGTTCCGTTGTTCATATTTGTTCCATCTCCATTTTTCTTATGTGTAAATGCATATCGGTACATTTTTCATCATATATCATCACCCCCTATATTTGTACCGATATGCGTTTTTGTTATTCTGTTTCATCGTCAGCCTGTGGTCTGCCAGAGCTTGACGTACTGCCGTCAGATGATGAACCACCGACCTGATGCCCGCCAGAGTCCCTATCGCCATCACCTGACGAACCTGAATCGCTTGGATTTTTGCCCATATCGGCTGCAGGTGTCAACGTAAAGTAGTACTTCTCTTCTTCTACAAGATTTTCACGAACATCCTGAATAAAAAATCCTTTTTCGTCCCAGCCAAACCGCCAACACTTATATTTGTCTTTCTGTACATACATTGGAACCACAGGTCCTAATTTATCATGCATCAATTCGCCACCAATCGTTACGTACGAAGTTACGTTGCCTAGGAGTAACTTAACATTGTCTACTCTTGACAAATCGACTAAAAACTGATTATCTAAAAGCGTAGGCTGGTCCGGCGGTATTTCATGACCGTATGGTCGCTGAAAGCCAATCGTCGTTCTTGCCTTACGTTTTGAGGAACCAGCCACGGGCTTCTCAACTCTTCGCTCAACGTATGCCGTTCCGTTCGCAAATAATGTTTTAATATAATCAAAATTATGAGAAGACAAAACAGGTGTATTTGATGATGGAATATCTGATTGTCTCATATTTGTACCAGCTTCAACAGCTAATGCCGTAAGCCAATTAGCATAACGAACATCTAAAAAGCTTTGCGTTTTGTCATCGCCACGATTTGCGCCATATATACCGTCTTTGTCAATCTTTAACTTTTCTTCGTTGTTGTCGTTCTTCTGTGTAAATGTTCCCTCATTGTTTTCCTTACCACCGACAACAATGTTCTTTGTACCAGCACCACCGCCGCCGATTTGTTGCTTGATATCTTCAATGTCTTGCGACATGTAATCGATATAGCCTTTAGTGTTTTCAATATCGTCTGAAATTTTTCCGATATCGTCCTTCGTGATTTCGATATCGTCGGCAATGTCTTCAACCTTTGTGGCTGTATTCGCTGCGGAACCTTTTGACGTACTTGAGCCAAATAAATCTGCTTCCGTCTTTCCGTAGGTGAAATCTATGTCGATGATTTCTTTTACACCCTGATACGTCTTTGTAACACTTGTGATTTGTGCATCGAGCATGATATCAAGCTCATTATCTACAACAGTGACGATATCGCCTTTGTAATAATCGCGGTTATAAACATACCGCTCATCACTTGTGATTACCGTGGATGAGTACGCTTTTGCGAGCATAGCATCCACCGCCTTACTGTCTGCCCTGTTGCGTAACTCCTGCTCATATTCTGCATCGGTCATGGTTGCGTTGCCGTATGAGTCTTTGCTCTGTACGTCACGCGCGTCAATGTATAACTCACGCAAGCCGAACCCGTGGGCGGCTTCGAATTTCTTTTCTTTCGTATTAATATCAAACGTAAACCATTTACGTGCATCGCCCTCACCCTCTCCGGCTACTACTGCAGAGTTGCAATAGTCTTCGGACTGCAGAGCATACGTAGAACGCTGTATATTGCTTATATTCTGCGAGAAAATAATAGGGGTGTTACCTTTATCGTTTCCGCGTGTTCTGTCCGTTCCTGCCGATACTACGAGCTTCCATGCGTCTATCTGTACGCCGTCATTGTCTGATATTGTCTGCCCGATTGTTGTAAAATCAGGCTCGAAGAAGATACCGAGGTTATCCTGTTCAAGTGCCAGCTGCATCTCGTCCCACATATATCCGCCTGTTTTTGTTCTTTCGATTTGGCGGCAATTCGCATCGAGATAGCTTTCATTGTCATAATGTACATTGATTTTCAAATATCGCGGGTCGGTCTTATCTGTCGGAATGTTATGGCTAATCAATGCCCCGATATATTTCGCCGTGGTTCCTTTGTATGCGATTGTTTTATAATTTACACGCTGTGTAAAGAATACAGGCGCAAGCTGTCCAGTGATTTCGATAGTTTTATCGTATTCGCTATCGCTATCCTTTAACACCTTATCGACACGCCCGAAAATACGCCCGTCAAATAATATATAGAACTGCTCATCAGAAAGGAGATAGAGGTTCTCATCTACAAACTGCGCCAGAATTTTAAAAGTTCCAATTTCGCGGAATTTATCAACGTACTGCGCGAGCGTGTATTTGCGTATCGTGTTTATCTTTTTCAAATTCTTATCAAATACATCAATCATGTTACATCTCCTTTAATGTGTAAAACTCTTTCATATATGTAACCTTTACATTCATATTGCTTGCACCTGATGCCGCTGAAAATGATAATCGATTATTACCAACCTGCAGCTTTGGAAATTTCGAATCTACAGATGCTAAATATACATGAGGATAACCAATGCCGCCCCGCTCAATATAAATGTTTTCGTCACCCGTTTTCGTAACGATAGTAATCCTATCGCCTGCCGCAAATGTCTTCTCCACTTTTACAGTCTCGCCACGCGTTGAATTTGTAAAAGTTGGTTTTTCTACCGTGCCTGTAAAATCTATCGCGATACGCATACCGATAGTTGCTTGCCCATCATTGTTCACAGTATATTCTGTATTAGGGTTAGGCATTTCTAACTTATCTGATACTTCTGTGTGAAAAAGCGGGTTAAAACATTCAAAATTCAACTCGAAATAACACATTACTTCATTATTTCTTTTTTCGTCCGTGGCGTACTTTGGTGGCAATGATGGTCTTCCGTCCAGCACATAATTGTTTGCCCGGATGACGACATCACGCATCACGGATATAATGCTGTTAAGTTTTTCCTTGTTTGTTTCTATCATTTCAAGCTGCTTTTTATAATATTCTTCCCACGTCAATCCCGTCATGTCGATTTTTTTTGTATTCGCAACCACATAGCCAGCAATCATAGGTTTACGTGTTCCGACAGTCACCCCGTTAAGCGATGCGCCAATTTGATTCGGTATGTGGTGCGTATTCATAGTTACGGCTGGTGTGTCCCAATCAACTGAGTCAAGTACAAAATCATAATCTTTCGCCGGGTCATTTCCAATTGTCACACTGTTGCCCGTGCCGTTTCCAATTGCAATCTCATTTATCATAGTATAACTCCTTTCTATTTTATAAAAATATGGCTCATGGAAAACCCATGAGCCACGTGTAAACTTTTACAGATTATACGCAAGCTCACGCTTTGAACGCTTCATCTGTCGTGAATATTCATACGGGTCTGGCTTTGTGTTGTAGAATACAAATGTATCTCCGCCACTGTTGCCGTTACCCTTATTATACTCTTCCGCCTGTTCTTTTGTCAATACGCGCTCGCCTTTGTGTAACTCTGCGCGGTAACCGTCCCACGGTACGTAGCTGAGTCCGTTGCGGTGGCTTCCGTCAACAGATAATGCTGTTGCTCTAACCGATGAGGTGTCATCAAATCCAGCTGTAAAGCCTGATTTAAAACTATCCCACAATCCACCGAACCACTTTTTGACACTCTTCCAAGTGTCTTTCAAGCCTTTCCACAGGCTCTTCATGATACTCTTGCCGACCTCTAACAAGTTTACAGATTTCAAGTCAGAAATAAGACCCTCAATCTTCTCACTCATCTTATCACGCATGTCAGTACCCCACTGAGCGATTGCTGTGATAATTTCGTCAAACTTGTTTTTAATACGCTCTGGCAATCCAGTAATCCATTCAACAAATGAATCTACGAAATTCTGTCCGGCTTCGGAAGCTTTATTGCCGAGGTCACTGAACCACGTTGTCAAACTATCCCACAGACCAGCCAAAATCGACATAATCGTAGATGGTAGGTTTTCAATGAATGTAACTGCATTATTGAACCATGTTGTAATAGTCTCCCACAACAATGTCAAAGCGTTCATGAATCTCTCCGGCAATGACGCAAGAAAACCAACAATAGAACCAAGTATATAGCCGAGCAGTTCTGCAATTTTTGCAGGTATACCAGCGATATACTCGCCGACGGCTGGTAATGTCTCAGTAACAAATGTGTTCCAAGCGTTAGGTATTGTCTCTGTAAAGAATGAACCAATTGACGCACCTATATTTACAAAGAAATCGCCAATGCTGCCGAATATTGATGGTATAATCTCCGTAAAGAATGTGGCTAAGTTATCACCAAAGTTCGTCATGAAATCGCCGATACTTCCAAAGCCTGACGCAATCATATCAAAGAATGACTGGAACGCCGTGGCTGCCCCGTCAAGTCCTAACGCTGATAACAATGTTGCGCCGATGTTGCCAATTGTTGCAAACGCGTCACCAATGAGGTTCGGGATTGCAGACAATACGCTGCCGATAGCATTAAAGAGGTTCGTAAACACTCCGCCGATATCACCAGATGCAAGCGACTCAAAGACGCCTGCCACGCTCTGCACTACGTTGAACACGGTTGTAAACAGAGTGCCGACACTGCTTGCAGCACCTGCCAGCAAGTCCATAAAGCCCTGTACGGCTGTTCCAAGCACGGTGCCGATGAGATTACTACCCGCGTCAAAAATGCTCGTAACGGTGCTCATAAAGATGCTAAACGCTTCGGCTTCTTCTTCAAGTCCTAACGCCTTCAAAATGTTAGCGCCTAAGTCTCCGACAAGTGACAGGATTTGCGATGGCAATTCCTGAAACATCTTATAGATATCACTGGCAAGGTTGCCGAGTGATTCTTTTACGCCGGACCAATCGCCAGAAAATGCCGCCGTGATTGCGCTGACAATATCAAGGATGATATTAAGCGCGTCTCCTATTGAGTTCGATAACAACTCCAGCGCGTTCGTAATAATCGGGGACATAATAACGTTGGCGATTGTGTCCCATGCTGTTTTGATTACGTCGCCAATGTCTTCAAAATCAAAGCCAAGCGAGTTGAGTTTTTCAACAACAGCCTTTTGGAATGTATCGAATTTATTTTTTACATCATCAAAGATGCCCGTGACTTTATCTCTAAAGTCTTCGCTTGTCTTCCACAAGTATACGAAAGACGCTGCAAGCGCTGCTATTATAGCTGTAATAGCTATAATCGGCGCGCTGAGACCCGTAAACGCTGCGCCTAGGGTTTTTATCTTACCGAATGCCATAACCACGTTATTGACGGCAAGAACAACCTTAGACATTATCAGGAGAACCGGACCGATAGCCGCCGCAATCAATCCGAATTTTACTACTTGGTCTTTTTGTTCATCTGATAAGTCGTTAAATTTCGTTACCAGCTCCGATACTTTATCCGCGAGTTTGGTCAGGAATGGTACAAATCTATCACCCACCGCAATGAGCAAGCCTTCAACCGCAGACTTCAACAGCGTTAAAGAACCTTTTAGGTTGTTGAGCTGTTCTTTTGCCTGTTGTGCAGCGGAACCCTGACCGTTCATTTCGTCACTTGCTTTTGCCAATCCCTTATCGAACTGGTCCAGCTTTTCGGACGTTGTCGATACCATCTTATTGTATGCGTTCATACCGTAGGTGGTAAAGATAGTATTTTCATATGCCGACTTTTGTGCGTCTGTCATCGTTGACAGTGCCCCGTTCAACTCATCTACAACCGTATTGAAGTCTCGCGCATTTCCTGAACTATCGTACGCAGAAATGCCCAACGCGTCAAGGGCTTTTTTTGCGCTTGCGGTCGGTGTGTAAATATCCATCATTGCACGACTTAATGCCGTTGCAGCTTCTGCACCTGTGACATTCTGCTCTGCCAATCTAAGCAAGCTCTTTGTCGTACTCTCTGCATTCTGTCCGTAAACCTTTGCGGTTGATGATACGCCGGACAGTGCTTCGCCTAATCCTTGTACGTTCGTATTCGCAAGCGTTGCGCCTTTCGCGATGAGGTCAACATATTTTTGTGCATTTTCGACAGAATCGCCAAAGCCTTTGATTGCGCCGACCGTATACGATGCAGCGTCGCCCATGCTAATCTGTCCGGCTGCGGCAAGGTTTAATACGTTCGGCAGTGTTGCCATCTGCTCCTGTGTGTTAAGACCTGACTGCGCTAGAATGTTAAGACCTTCCGCTGCTTCTGTTGCAGAGAACGCCGTCGTTGCTCCCATCTTCTGCGCGAATTTATTCAAATCCTGTATCTTGTCGGACGTTGTGCCCATTGTTGCCGCAACCTGTGACATAGCAGACTGGAAATTCGATGCCGTCTTTACACCAGCGGCAGCAATACCAACAAGCGGCGTAGTAACGCCCTTAGTGAGCGTACTGCCGACGCTGCTGAATGATGATGACATGGCTTTCATTTTTGTATTTACGGAGCTTGTATTGTCGGCAAATGTCTTTAAGTCTGTCAGTGCAGACTTAAAGCCGCCGGAAAATTTAGACGTGTCAAGCTCTAAATACGCAACCGCACTTCCCACATTTATTGCCATTTTCTAAACACCCCCGTTGGAGCTTTTCGGTCTAGTTGAATTGCTTATACAAATCCGAAAAGCTCTTATAATGATTCTTCTTTCTCTCTCCTTTCTCATCAAATTCCCGATAGTTTGCTTCCTCTTCGTTCATAAGATGATACGCAATGCAATTACATGCTTCATCAAAACAAAAAGCAGTATAGTCGTCGTCCAGTCCTAATACAGTACTTGGACGACAACCATACTGCTTCGCCATTGCTATAACGCTTTCGACTTTGCTACTCTGTACGAAAGTTGCTGAGAGCACGCACCCCCTGCTGACCGTATGTAAATAAGAACATAAGCTGCTCATCGGTCAACTCAACACCAGCATTTTCTAAGTCCTTCATGCTTGGCTCAACAAGTGTCTCGGATGCAAGAACGTAAAGAACATCGAACATCTGTGACATCATATCGGCTTCGTCAGGGTCTAAGCCTGCGCCTGCAGATACAAAAAGAGAATTAGCTTTTACAAGTAACTCGTTTGGAATCTTTCCATGCTTTACAAGACCTAACAATGACGGTCTTTTCAAACGTGCGAAGAATGGCTGACCCTCTGCAAATGGTGGCAATTCCACAATCTGACCTGCGCCGTATGCCTGTAAATCTGCAATCGAGGTTACGTGCGGCATATCTACCGCCTGCACGTGCTGTGCTGCTGTCTGTGCCATTGGGTGAGGGTTTGCCATAGTGTCCGGCGTATTTACAGGCGCAGAGCCTGCAAAATATCCCCCCGCGTTGATTACGTTGTTGTTGTTTGTGTTGTTGTTGTCGTTATAGTTCATATACTATATCTCCTTTCTATTTATTTGTAGTACGTGCGCTCTTTTTGAGCGTTGAAACGTCAACATTTTTCAATTTATCGGAGACGCTTTGCGGCGTCTCCTGTTCTGTTCATGCTTCTGCAGATGTAAAGTCTGGCAATGCATCCACATAAGCGATTGTATAAGGTGCTTCGCCAGTCTTCGGAGCTGAGTTGATTGTATACTCTGGTACACGGAAAGTGCCATCCTCTGTACTCATTGAGATTGGCAATCCCTGACAGTTCGGGTATGTAATCTTCTCGTACTTGTCAATCAGTCCGGCTGCATCATATACAGCAGAATAGATATCCATTTCGAATACTTCGCCCTTGTCTGTGCTACCAGCTACAGGCGGCGTATATGTCGGGTATTTGTTATCTTCCCCGTTCGGTGTGATTGTACCACCCTGAAAGATTTTTACAAGCTCAGGGATAAACACGTTATCGGTCAAAGTAATCTGGTTTCCGGTAACGATTGACGTACCCAACTTCTGTGCGATAACTTTGTTCTTCTTTACAAGCTTGACCGCGTCGGTGTCTTCTGTCTGCGGCTTTACCTCTACTTTGTTCGCTGTATCTACAGCAATCTCTGTGGTGTCGCCATTTTTTGCCTTTGTTCTTACTACAACCAGCTCGACATCAATAGTAGCAACGCCGACAGCTCTTTTCTTTGTATTTGACATTTTATTATACCCCCATTCTATTTCGTATATATGCTATTTCATTATGTTACCAATTTGTTACCTTTCGACAGCCCTGATATTGAAAGCTAATCATGTGACCATCAATATCGTCATCGTAAAAGCTTGCCGTCTCATTTCCAACATATCGCACCAAAGGGAAAACCTTTTTCATGCTCTGCTTTACATCGTAAATCATTGACTCTAAGCGGCTGTATTTATTCGCGGGAACGTAACACATAATCGTGTAAACAGGTCGCTCGCTTGATACATTTGTCTCGCTGACAGTTCCGCCAGTCTTTACGACAACATATTCCTTTGTGCATTTGCCGACGTGTTGCGACGGGTAAAAGCAATCGATGCCGTCATCCTGTATCGCATCACGTATGTTGCTTAGTATGCTCATTTCTTAAATATCTCCTTTAAAAGCCCTTTATATCCGCTGATGATTTTCGCAGAGCAAGCGTTTACGGTAGGGTTTAGAATTTCAAATCTACGCTGGTGACACATTTCCAGATAATAACCATAGTCAACGCCGTGACCTATGTTAATCTTTACACCTTTCGGCGTACGTTCTATCCAGCCATGCAACCGCTGGCGGGCGTGTCCTGTTCGGTCTGTCCATGGTCTGTTACGCTTTGCATAGTTCTCCATGACTTTTGCACCCTCGTTCGCGTAAAGCTCTACGGCGGTGTTTGCTCTTGCATTTGCGTTATCTAAATACGATAATAATTCATTTGCATCGAACTTAATTCCTGCCATCCGTAACCACCTCATCGAGTGAAATGTTCGCAACTATATTATATTCCATAATATTGTTTACGTCAACAACTTTGAACGTTTTGCCGTTAATTGTAAGCCAATCCGCGAGCTTTATGTCCTTAGCGTCGTCATATCGTGCCAGTATCATCGGTGTGCCTGTTGCGTGCGTTGTCGTTGCATCGCTTGCGTTTTTTGATACGTAAGAACGTTCCGTATGGAATATACCTTTTACATCCGCGATATTGCGGGTGGTGCCTGTTGGTTCTCCATACTTATCGACATCATCGCGCCAAAAAACATAATTCTCGCCGTACTGATTTATCTCACGTGTTATCTTATGCAATTCACTTTGTAAACATTTCTGTATGCTCATTGCAGTACCCCCGTGTTAGTCTCCACATACTTCGACGCAAGCATTTTAAAATAGCTTGAGCTGTCCTTTGTCGTTAGACCAGACACGCTCAAGCCTGTTGACTCTGCTTTCATGATAAGACCCTCATAGCTTGCGGCGTCCACGTCGCCAGCATTTCTATCAAGAAGCATCTGCAGCTCGTCGTCGTCGAAATATGGACACTGTGACTCTCTAAGATTGAACTTTAAAAGTTTGAGTTTATCCATATCGACCAGCTCCTTTATTGCATTTTGCTTGCTTTTACATGTGCCTGAATCACTTTGCGGATATCTCTAACCGTTGTTGCGTCCTGTAAATCAATACCGTTTACACTTGCATACTGTAAAAGCATTTCCTTATTCATTTCCGAAATTGGTGTCGTGTTGATTACATCATCGGTCACCGTATCAGCGCTCGCTGTATCTGTTGACACTGTGTCAGTGTTACCTGTATCAGCGGTCACCGTGTCGGTGTTTGCTGTATCATTTACATCAATATCAAAATCAGATAAACGCTGTGCGGGCTGTGTTTCCACTTCCCCGCACTCAACGTATCCTATTTTCGATAATGAGTTCTCGAACGTCTTACGCGATACTTTTACAAAGTGCTCGCCGCGTCTTGCTGTTACCATACCCATATCGACTCACCACCTTACCCCTGTTCTGTAGAAAGAACATAAATCTGGTCGGCGGTTGGGAAGTCAGGCAGACAAATCTGTGTGACTTTTGTCTCAACCTGTACAGGGTCAGTCTTACGCATTGTGGTAATTGCTACACCTGTATCAGTGATAGTGACATTGTCAGCAGCGCCAGACATAAGGTCAGACTCTTCCGGAGTAGTTCCGAACCATGTACGACCAAGCTCGCCCTCAGGGAACATAACAAAGATATCATCTTCCACATAGCGCTGTGTGGCGTTGCTCTCGTCCTTGTATCTCTTGTCGTTTGTAACGACTTCGATATCAAGCTCATCCTTGATGAACTGCTTCAACTTAGCATCAGATACCCAGCCGACTCCGTTAGTCATAACCATGATAGCTGACTTGATTTCGTTGTTGGCTCTCATGTAGCCGAACACCTTAGAAGAACATACGGCACGCTTTACAGTTACGCCTGTGTCGTCCTGAATCTTTGCGATACCTTTACGGATATCCTCAAGGATTGGCGCTGTCGGGTCACTCCATGACTTCACGGCATTGACCTTGTGGTCTGTTGGCATACCGTAGTCATACTCGTAAACCTGACCGTTGGAAGTCATTACGATAGTACCTGTGGTAAGTGCCATCATTCTCATACGCTCACGCTGTGCAGCTGCACCTCTGAGCAATGACATCTCATCGTTAAAGATACGATTTACAACGGCATCGATATATGCCTGATTGCCGGACTCAATAACCTTATTAAGCTCCTGACGCAATTCCTCATCGATATAAAGTGACTCTTTGAAGAATGGCATATCTGCGCTCATCTTCTCGAATCCGATACGTGCTCTAGGTACTGCAGCCGCATCAAATGAAGATGCCTTCAAAACGACAGGCAAGCCGTTTGAACCTTTGAGCCATTTAAGTTCCAGACCTAACTTCTTATCATCTGGAAAAAGTTCCTCACCAAAGTAAGGAGCGTCCTGTTCTGTGAACAGTTCCCAATATGCAGCGATTTCGCTACTGATAATCAAATCATAAATACTCATATCCAGTAAACCCCCTTTCTTATTTAATAAGCTGAATCATGTGTGGCATTGTTACAGTTGCATACGTAGCTGCGACAGTCTTATCGACCTTTGCAACATCTACAAAACCAAAGTCAAGTAGTGTGCCGTTTGCTTTGCCGTCTGTTGTGTCAACGTCGTGCAATAATACGCCTACAGCTGTCTCGCTTGATTTCGCTACTGTAAACTCTGTAGTTCTAGCCTGCAGGCTGCCTTTCATTGGCGTTCCTGCCTTGACGATTTTACGTCCGTTTACGTCAGTACCCTCGCCCTTTTTAATGACGATACCGACGCTATGCTGCAGGTTTACATCAGCAAGAATCTGAGTACCTGCGCCGATTGTTTCTTTCTTTACACCGGTTCTATTTAACATAACTATATACCCCCCCTGTGATTTATTTGAAATAATAGCCTTTCTTGGCTGTCTTACGTTTAGCAAGCAGCCTTGCTGCCATTGTTCCCGCATGTGTTTCATCGTCACCGTCTGCAGCGTTGTTGTTCTGTGCTGCCTGCTGTGTGGTTGCTTTCTTATGAACCTGACCACGTGTGACGGTTCCGGCTCCTGCCGGGTTTGTGTTATCATCTTTTACAAAGTAAACATCACCGACAGTGCTGTCTTTAATCTCTGTAATGACTGCATTGATATCCTTGTCTTTTGTTACTTTTGCTTTTGCTACAATTACAAGGTCATCAACAAGCTCCGGCTTTGCGCCTAATTTAATCGCCGCGTTCTTTGCTTCTGCAACGATACGGGCTTCCCTTTCTGTTGCAAGCTGTCTCGTCATTGCTGTTAAGGCTTCATCTTTCTTCTCTAAATCGGACTTCTTTGCGTCCTCTTCTGCTTTTGCTTTTGTCGTTACAGTTTTCAACGCTTCAACATCCTCATATCCTAACTCTTTAAGCAAAGCAGATACTGCTTCTGACTTTACTTTGTCAACGTCAATGTTTGGCTGTGTTGACTGCTGTGTATTTGTTGTTGTGTTATTGGCTGCCGCTGTCTGCTGTGTTGTTGCTCCTGCGGCTGCTGTTGTTGTCTGTGTCGCGTTATTTGCTGCAGCCTGCTGTGTTCCTGCGCCGTTGTCGGCTGTTGTTCCTGTGGCTGTGTTTGTTACGTTTCCGTCCATTATTATGAACCCCCTTTATTCGAAATATTTCATATATTTATGTCTTGCTCTGTCTGTTAAATATTTGAGCTTCTTCTGCTTCGTGTTAAGCGTTTCCATATCACGATGCCGCGCGGCAATGTGTGCCGGGTCAAATATTCTATCACGTAAGTGCCTGATATCTTCTTTTAGTTTACGTGTCTTGTCATCATCAAAATACGATACGAATTTTGCATGACAATTTTTACAGTAAAGATAAGTCATATCGATGCGCTGACCTTTAATGAATTTGCTGTCAGTCCTCACATCATCAACAGGATGCTTACAGTTATCACATAATACCATGCTTATCACCTGCCCTCTCTGCTTACAAAGCTTAAACTCTCAACAAAAACGCTGCCGTCATCATTGTACATCGTTTTACCCTCGGTGCGCTGTTTCAATTCTTCACGCATCTTAGAGAGCGTCTTCGTGTATTTGTCTTTTTTCTTTACATCCTTAGGACTGATTGTCTCATGTTTCACACGCTTCTTCATAACCTTTATGAGTAAACTCTTAAAGGTACGATAGAGCTGCCGCGTCTCATTATTGTCAATCTGTACCACGTTGATTGTTTTACACTGTTCACATTTGAAATATAAAACGAGGTAGTGATTTCCGTCCTTGTCTGTTATGTCTTTACGTAAAAGGCTATGGATATCAATGGTATTGATACAGCCACATTTTGTACATGCGTTTTTTACTTCCATACTGTTCTCCTTTCAATATTACCATAATTCTATAATAAGTATAGAACAATAATGCAAGATTGTCAACAATAAAACACATTAAAAATCGGCGGCGTATGCATCTATATCTGGATATGTGCCGGACGGTGCTTTATACCAATCCGCTATACGTTTCGCAATCGTGTCCATATCGTCATCCGTCACGGCTTCATATGTACACATGCCGTTAGGGTGGTCCATCGGGAGCGCATCCTTTGGAAATATTCCGGCGCCCAATCCGTATGCGTCTTTTGTTGCTCTGTCTGTACAGATAGGACAAACACGCCCATGAAAGTTCGAAGTGAGCCAACGATACCCAATCACAAACGGGTCCTTTTCATTGACTGCCATAAAACTCTGCTGATATGCATGGCTCACCATTGTGCGTGCTAATCGTTGCGCGTTGTAATCAACTTTACCAAAGCGGAACGTGTCCTTTATTTTGTTGCCGTTCTTATCGTATCGCCATGACTTTATAACATTGCTAGGGCTTGACGCGTCCACATATTGCGCGATATCGGTGGCAATATCATACGCTGACTTTTCGGCGGCTGTATCGTATGCGATAATCTGCTGTATCATGTCTTGCGTCTTCTTATTGCTGTTCCATATAGCTTTGTCCAGCGTCCATGCTGTGTCGTAAATATTACCCGTATAAAGACTCCGAACGATATCACGGGGCACATAGTTAAAGGCGTTATTTACGTCAGTAGCCGCAAAGCCTGCACGCAATAAGAACGCGCGCGCGTCTTCTACAACGCTATCAGCAACGACACGCATATTGCTTACAATATTGTTTTTTATATCGTCATTGAGCGTCTGGATGCTCGTATTGATATTACGCTGCAAAAGCACTAGGCTCGCGCGCTGCATCCCTGTTTTGTTCATTGTTGCAAGTTGCTTCTTTATGTCTTTAGCCAATTGTGTGTACATGGCTAAGATATCCCGCTGCTGCTGCTGCGTAATCGCAAGACGTACCGCGTCGGCGTTTTTGAATTTTAATACAGCCATATTGTTTTACCTCGCTTCCTATGGTTAATGTTGAATAATATACATTTTACAAGAAGAGGACGCGTAACGCTACAGCGTCCCTTTTTTGTGTCCCTTTTTCATATATAAAAAAGTCCCGCTAAATCGCCCCATATATGGGAATATTTTAAACTTTTACAGCAGTGTGTCCCTTTTTTGCCGGGCATTTTTTAAAACTTTTATATATCTATTTTTATTTTTTACATATATATGTATAAATAAAAAAGGGACAAAAGGGACAGAAACCCGAAAACCATTGATATATGGGAAGATTCGGCGGGTATTTTTGTGGGACGTTTTTGTATTTGCGTCCCTTTTTTCATGTAAAAAAGTGCCGGAGCTTATCAACCTTATATCTGTAAAAGACACATAACGCCGCAACGTTATGTGTCTAATATGGCTTACATATTCTGTAAACTATCCCCGGCGCTCATCTGTGCTAACAGCTCTGTTATTTCTGCGTTTGTTCCTCGTCTGCTTATCTCTGTCATGAGTTCAGGATTGGCAGCCATAGCATCAAACAGGTTATTCTCATACGCAATCTGTAAAATTTCCGCGTTGATTTGTGCATCTGTTTTAAGCTCGTCGCTTCTCCATTTCTTCATATATGACTTACGGCTTCGCGTGTTGTGTGCAATCTCTGTCAGGTCTGTGTCTTTCTCTTCGTTCTCGTCGTCTAATAATGCGTAATTTTCAACAACATTGACAACGAAAGCAGTCTCATCCAAAGACGATACGGCATAACGTGACATCGCATCCGTTTTATTCATAAAAGCAAAATCAAGAATTGTATCTACGATAAACTTGATAGCTGGCTTCCATGTCTTAAGCTTTTCATTGCATCGTACAGACAGTGGATAATACAGTGCCTTCAACGCCTTAAAAGATGTAATACCCTGCAGCAATCCATCGGCGCTGATATCTGGCACGTCAACCGCGTCATGCATTGCCGTGTTGATTCTGTCCAGCGTAGTCTTTACGGCTTCTGTATGGTTCATCAATGGCGCCAGCGTGCCAACCTGTGGATGCACTACGTTCTGGTTCTGTTCTGATTTCATTTCCCAAAACGCACCTGCACCAGAAGAAAGGTTCTTCGTTGTCTTGCTGTTCATATCAACAACAAAACGCACAGGGTTCATACCTTTTCGCTCGCTGTCTACATCTGCGTTGCTCAACTTGCTGTAAGTACTCTCGTACCCTGTCAGTTCTTCAATCTCTGAGACTCCGCGCTTCTGTTCAAGTGTTCCGTCATTGATAATGATTACCGCCGGAATATATTTCAATTCCGTTGCGTGCTCCGCAATAATCGTCTCAACAACAACGCCGCGCCCGTCATACAGAATAGAACTCATGTAAACAATGTTATCGATAAGCTCATATCTATTTACAAGATACAAGCGCTTTGACTCTGATTTTGTATCGTTTAGCGTCTCAAAGCTCACGAACTTCGTCAACTTGTCAGAACCGTAATCGGTCTCATAATAGAACTGTAATGCGCTGTAAAAATGCACCATAGCTCCGTCCGTCGTTGAATAATCAACGAGACAAGCAACGCGCCCACCGATAAAACAATCCTTTGCAGCTTTCAGCAAGTTGCTGGAAAAGTTTGACTTTTCCAGAACCTTATCAACGATGCGCTGATACTGCTCTGCCAGTTTTGTATTGGCGTCGTCAAGGTCGTACGCTGTGACATTAATATCCGGCGTCTGTGAAAACATAAAGCGCGCTTCTTTGTCAATAAGGTACTTTGCCTTTTTGTATTTTGTTTGAGACGGCACGTAATCACCTGCCGACCCCTCTGTCGTAAATCGTGAGCCTTCGTTATAGCTCACATATGCCTGCTTAATTTTTGCAACTTCTTGCGTATATAAATTGTAGCCCGTCGAAATCTCTTTACGTAAAAGGAAATACGGAAATCCAATCACGCTACGTATTACCGCCATGTCTTCGCTCATGATATCATAAACCCCCTTTATAATATAATCTATTTTTATTATAGCATTTGTGGTCGCTTTTGTAAATTGAAAAAAGTGGAACTATTAAAGCAATACAAAATAATACAAAATAATACAAAACAATACAAAGCAATACAAAACCGAAATGTTACACCGTATGATGTGTTGACGCAAATAAAAAAGGAGCAACGTTATAACGTTGCTCCTTTTGTTTTGTTTTATTCTTTGCCTTTGTCTTCGTCTTTGCTCATTTGCTTAATAATCTGATTCACATACGTGCTCAAGCCTGCCACCAGTACACCCTGTACAATCGCTGTAAAGACCGCTAACGCGACCGCCTGCCCAGTTGTAAGGCTACTCGTAGCAAGTACCCAAATACCGCACAATACGATGCCTACAGCGCCGTTAATGAGTGGGATATACTTATCCTGTACGGCGTTCGAACTCTTGAGCCATGTGCCTAAGAAATAAAGCACGATAGCAACGACAATAAGCTCCGGTTTTACATAACTGATAATCTGTTCCATAATCTTGCACCTCTCTTGTTTAATGTTGTTTAATGTGTATTATTCATCATCTGCAGTCTCGCATATCTCTAACTTATCTACATCTTCTTTCATATGTGTGACCATATCATTGCCGCCGAGTTCGTGATATGCCTTATATGCGTTGCAGAAGTTTTTATAGATATGCGCGGGCATTCTGCCTTTTTTGCAATACTTGTCATGGTACGCAATCAGCTGTATCTGTAAAAGTATCATCGTCCCTTTGCTGTTTGCGTCTCTGCGTTCGTTCTGCTTTTTCAGTAGCCATACGATATAACCCAGCACAATCGGCAGCGCTATGTTGTATGTGTTTAATAAAATCTCTTGCATTTCGTAAATTCACCCCGTAAACGTCAACGGGCTTTACGTCGTATACCGGATGCCACTGTACGCCCTCTCTGTGGCTCTTTGGCAGCGTTTTCAGCTGTGCCCGTGTGTATGTTAGCTTGTGTATAAATAAGGTTCGGCTCGCGCTTTTCAAGCATTGCAAGTGCAAGCTCCACGCCGTTTGCAAGTCCAACGTTGTAATCATCTTTGGACACGTTCGCATTGTCGATACACATATCACGTAAAGTCTTCACGTTTTTTATTTTTGTACTTACCATGATATTTTTAGCTCCTTTCTATCGTTTTATATTTTCATGATATCATAATGTCATGAAATGTCAATATCATACTTTGCAAGCAATGCCTGTACGCTTGCATCTGCAAGCAGTTTCTTGCGCTGTCCTTTCGCTGTAATAGCATTGATGATTGTGACAATAGCAGCCGCGGTCTCATTCTTGTACTCTTTTACACTTGCTTCAAGCTGTTTCTTTTTCATCAACATTCACCCCCAACGATTTTAAAGCGTTTTGATAGTCCTCGATTGTTGCTTCCGTGTCGCCGTCGGTTGCTGTGCCAGAACCGTCGCCGCTGGTGTCAGTTGTTTCGATTTTGATATCCGTCTCCTTGTAAATGCGTCCGACAGACTCAGGGTCTACTGCCACGGTGTAATCCCCTTCGGGATTTCCGCCATGGATGTAATATCCTGAGTCTGAATATGCCTTTACAAATCCGTTATCTAATGTCTCATATTTGACCATAATGATGCCACCCCCTTACTGTTTATGATTCAACATATGTGGATAAAGGTTTAATTCTGTCCCCGAATGCGCTCCAATTTGTTGCAGCTTTGAAAGCGTCAACAAGGTCATCAGGTACGTAAACATTGAGCGTATCTTTAAGCTCTGCAACAGTGTTATCCATCGTCGGCACGGCTGTGATATCACGAATGATAAGCGCCTGCGATAAAGTTGTAGGGATAAAAATTGATGATGACGTTTTTACGTCAAGCACATTCAGCATGATGCTGTCGAATGATGATGCTTGTATACGAACATCACCAAGCGTCAGCTTTTTCAAGAACTGCATCAAACTTATTGCCTGACTACCTAAGTTTACAAGATTAGGAAAATACAGCTCTGTAACACTTGGCAAATAATAGATAGCACCTGATTCTAGTGTTGTCACGTTCGGTGCATTTACAGTTGTCAACTTTGGACAACTAGACAGCCCATATCGCTCTATAGTTTTCAAAGATTCAGCGTTAATTGTCACAACACTACTCTGAGATATTGCCCTATTTTTAAACGTTTCAGCCGCATTGCAATTGAGTGTCGCAATACGACTTGTACTTGCAAAAGAATAGATACCAACTTCAGTGGCATTAGGGAACGTAACAGTTTTTGGTAAATATGCGTTTTGTAAAGCATATGGACGTATTTTACTAGAGTTCAGTGTCCACTCTGATACTGTTTGACGTTCACCTGCTATACATTTCTCAAATATGTCCTTCCAATCGTCTGCCGCCTGACCTGCAACATTTACAACAATATCGACAGAGCCGAAATCTGCCACGTCTTCTGTTGTCGTACCATTTTCAGTAATTTCTACAGTCTTCTTTGCTGTCGGCTTCGGCACATCTACAACGACATGCGCCGTCGCGTAATCAGTGACATCGTGGTCACTTTCGCCGTTTGCGTTTACGTTGATTATTGTAGACCCTGCAGGCTGTGGCACATTGACCTCGATATCTGCCGTGGCAACCGCTGCAACGTCTTCCGAATATGTGCCGTTTGCTGTGTACGTGAGCGCCTTTGAGCCTGTCGGCGTTTCTGTCGGTACATTTACAGAAATATTAGCGGTCGCAATGTCAGCAACGTCTGTAGGATATTCGCCGTTCTGTGTAAACTCAAAAGCCTTTGAGCCTGTCGGCTTTTCTGTTGGTACGTTTACATTGATATTTACAGAGCCGACGTCCTGCACGTTCTCCGTTGTTGTACCGTTTGCCGTGATATCAATATCCTTGCTGCCTGTCTTCTGTACGTCAACGGTTACAGCTGCTTTTGCGTACGGTGTGACATCGTACTCAGTTGTGCCGTTCTCTGTGATATTTATTTCTTTTGTACCCGTCGGAATGATACCGCCGCCACCGCCGCTACCGCTGCCGCCACTCTGTGACAGACGACCATAAATCGGAATACATTTCTTATTGTCCATAATCTTTACACCTCGCAAGTTCTAAAAGTCAATACTTGATACTTCAACAAGTCCAGCCTTTTCCGCTGTGACCGTTACGACGTTTGTAGCTTCTGCCGATGCTGATACTTTGTTATCAATGTTATTGAAAACAAGCTCGAAAGAATTGGCAGCAATCATAGAGTAGCTGTCATTGTCTCCAAGCTTTACCCTGATATTGCCGTCCGTGAAATTCTTTACAAGGAACTGCGAACGCTTTAAACGCATATTGAATGCTGTTGCTTCGCCTGCTGTCAAAGTTTTCTGCTGTACATCTTTCATAATTATATACCCCCTTTATTTAAGCCGAATGGCTGTTTGTTTCGATATCTTTTAAATCACTCACTGTGTACGTATCCAGAGCGTACCAGAGCGCCGACATGGTATGCGGGTCAATGTTGAACACGTCATATATCGCATTGCCGCGCGAATCTTTTTTATAAGTCAAGTCTCGCAATTCGCGTATGGTATTGACACACAATGGCGAGCAGATTATCTTATTGAATCGCTTGAGCTTCTTTGTGTTCTGTAAACGTGACCCTGCGTATTTCTTTGCGCCATACATCGAATAACCTTGCTGACGATAAAACTGTATTGTCTTAGGTTCTGCAGCGTCTGCCGCGATAGCTTTGTCGCAACGCTCCGCGCGCTGCTTGATACGTAAAACCTCTGGTAATTTGCAAAATTTATCGTCAGTAATGTGGTTCATGTAAACCTCATCATAAATATACAATATTTTATTAGCGTCGTCAACTGCACATGCCAATAGTGCGTTATATGACGTCTCAAAACCAAAGTCCAACCCAAAGAAATGATACGCCGCCGGAATATTGATGACAGCTTTTTTGAATGATGCTGCATCTTTTGCAACGCAAAAACGCGGCAGCACTCGTATTCCATTCGCTCCAAATCGACCCCAACGGGCAACGGTCCAAAGTCGCGGGTCTGTAAATCGTAATTCATCCAGACGCTTGATATAAGACTCTGGCAGGAATGGATTATCGTCCGGCACAGAATGATGATAGTAAACGCCATTGCTAGGGTTTACAATCGTACGACGCTTATAAAGCTGCTCCGGGTCCTGTATGGTGTGCTCCTTGCCCTTGTTGTCCATGTGTACAAAGAAGTTAGTATATACCCAGTTCTCTTTACCTACGGGGTTACATGACAGAATAAAATGACAAGTAACACCCGGCTCACGGACACGACCTAAAATTTCCTTGTACGCGTCGTATGTCATTTCGGAACATTCTTCCAGCCATGCGATAGATACGCCGTCAATAGATTTCAGCTTTTCCGTGTCGTCGGTTCCTCTAAATATAACCTTTGACCCGTTCGGGAATCGTAGCTCTAGCGGCGACGATATCGCAATAACTTTCGTACCTGATTTATTGTGGTACGTCGTACCCTCTGCCAGTAGGTTCATACGTGTCAGCACTTTCTTAAAAAGTGCAAAGCATGAATCTTTTATCGTGTCTTTTACGGCACGCGTTACAAGCACGGTACGTTTTTCCTGCAATAGTTTGAGTACTAATTTGGTTGCAATAACATCAGATTTACCAGAACCATAACCCCCAATTAGTAAATACTTTTCATAATCCCAATCGTTCAGAAATGACATAAAACGCTGAGACACATTAATATCTATATTCATATTTATGTCATCACCTCTCGCGTTAATTTTATAAAACAAATGAGCGCGCCGTATGCTATTGCGCGGCATTGCCACGGCAGCTCCAACACGCCCACCTGCGTTCTATATTGATACTCCCCATGTCTTATCTTATCATTTACATCACGCGTTGTCAATCACTTAAAAAGAACAACGCAGCAACGCGGGGAAGTCTCTAAGTGTATTCTCTACACGACGCGCAAAAATGTAGATTATTCATTTACATCATAAGTATCTTGCGGGCTATCGCTGTCATCATCCGCGCCCGTGCTTTCTTCGTCAGCTGCATCGCGTATCGCCTGCTCGTCATCCTCTGTCATTTCGTAAGCATTGCCCACACTGTTGACATTGATAATAATCTGCTGTGACTGCTGTGAGTTGCCGTCCTCAAATTCGTCAAGGTCTTTCTGCATGTTTGCTATCTCTCTGATTGCTAATACGTTACCATTTACAGCAGACTCAAGCAGCGACGTAACCACAAGTGAGTGGTTTGTCAATTCGTCATTACTAAAGCCTAAAGCAAGCAGCATATCACGCTTATCAGCGTCAGCGACATCCATCTCCAACAATGTACGCAGGCACTTCTGCAGCTGCATACGCTCATGTCGCTTCTTTTGCTTTGCTATCTTGCCCTTCATCTGTATGGCTTTCATGTCTTCCTTTGTCATATCATTAAAGCGGATAAGGTTATTCAATGAGTTCGGCGACATTTTGCGCTTCTTTTTCTTTTTACCTGCATCAGCGTTCGCGTTCGCGTTCGCG